ACTTGATAGGGTTTGGCAGGATTGACGGGAATGTCAATCGCGTAGATTTTCTCCTTGCCGGCCTCGGCCACTTGGGTCAATGCGGCGCCGGTTACATCGGTCGCGTTGGATCCATCGGACGCGGCGCTTTCGGTCACTTTGTAGTTCAGCTTTCCGCCGGTCGCGATCTCACCCACAGCGATAATGTGACAGACGCGGTCGAAACCGGCGCAGTCAATTACAACCTCATTCAACGCCGTGTTGGAACTAACCGGCACGATCGATGGAACAATCTTGCAGTATCCTAATAGGCTCATTTTATTTATCCCCTTTCAGGATTATGATCCGCCCTGGGTCAAATACTTGAACGCCAAAGTCTGAAGTACAGCACCACCAAAGCGCTGTTTCACGAAGATGCCAACCTGCCCAGAAGCCTGGTACAGATAGGGGTTGCGGCTGACAATCAAGCCCTGTCGTTCAGCGAATGCGTACATGCTGAAGTCGCCAACCAGTACGGATTTCTTAGTGTCCGCAATGGTTTCCATGTCAGGTGAAATCAGAGCGGGAACGCCCATGAAATCGCTGCCGTTAGGAGTTTGAACAAACATAAACGGATTGCCAGTCAAGCCTTGCAGATACCACTTGGTTGAGCCACGCATCAATAGCCGGGTGTTCGCGTTGTGATACGGCGTGGCAAGCGTGCCCATAGTAGATACCAATTCAGCAGCGGTGATAGCAACCTTAGCGGCAGTTGTAATACCAGAAGCGGTCGCGCCAGTCAGCACGCCTTGCGGCATACCAGTGCCAGTACCAACGGTCAGGTAGTAGTTTTCAGCAGCCGCAGAAACGCGGGCGATAACAGAAGCCAGGTAAGCCTCCAAGCCAACAGCATCGCCGTCCATCAATTCTTCCGAGATTTGTAGCATCTTGGTGAATTTGTGGATGGTCAAAGCCACTTGCCCGAACACGGGCTCTTCTTCGCTGTATGCAGCCTCTTCAGCGGTCACAACCATCTTGGTTCCAGCAGTAGCTTCAGTCGGGATCAAAATGCGGTCGCGGTTAGTGGTGAGATGCAATACAGGTGCTTGACGTACCCATGAGGCGTCTTCACGCTGCTCAACAATACGTTCGTAGAAATCATCAGGCACGGCGTAACCGCCCTCATTTGGTGTCTGTCCTTGCCAGTCACCTTTTGCGCCCAGAGGCAGGTCATTGCCCTTGAAACCGCTCGGGTTGTCGCCTTGCGCCCAAGCCATCATAGCTTTGGCAAATGAGGGTGATTCCTTTGCGTTTTTGACGGTTGGAACGCCCTTGACCTCGCCGGGAGCTGCCTTCAGCTCTTCAAGCAAGGATTTCTTCATGGATTCAAATTCTGCTTTGATATCCACTTTTGGCTCTTCAGCCTTTACTTCTTCGACGATATTTTCGTCCATTTTATTTTCCTCCTCAGGAATTGTTGAAATTGATTTTTGTTCAGCTTCAACCGATTCCTCGACCGCATCCACCGCTGATCCCTCAGCCTCTGGGATTGCCTCCGCGATTACTTCGGCTTTTGCTTCGATAACGGCAAAATCATTTGCCGGTTTTCGCCATTCATTCATGTCAAACAGCGCCAGTTCCCCAACCGGCCACACGTCAATCAAGCCGCCTGCACTTTTGCGTACCAGGTGGCTCACGGCACCGGAAGAGGCGCGCAATTGACTGATATCCGTTGCCATCAGCCGCTTCGCCAACGGCTCTTCTGCATCCAACGCCGGCTCAAACCAGTGCCCGCGTGAGTCCTTGCCTGTGTAGACCGCCCGCCCGATCAGAGCCGGTTTTTCCTGCTTCTTTCCCGGCTCTTCCGGGTCAAAGCCGTGATAGTAAGTCAGATTGACGTAATCGCCGGATTTCAGCCAGATTTCGGTCTGCTCATGGAACGCTTCGCCGTCTGCATCGCGCCCTTGCAACTGCCCGCTGTAAGGTACGCCAAGCACGCGCCAGCCCGGGTCAACGTACTCCGAGTCCGCCTTCATGCGCTTTTCAGCATCCACTTCCATCGGCTCAATGAGCGTGTCTGGTACTTGTATCTTGATTGCTAATTTATCCGGCATCTTTTACCTCTCGATTCAACGCGTTTGTAATATTCTTGATGATCTCAGGACGCTTTACATCCAGCGCGCCCTTCTCAGTAATCCAGCCGCTCCACTTATGCCGCGTTACCTGACTATCCCAACCCTGCACCATGTCTGCATAACTCATATTATTTGTGACAGTCGAAGTGAAGCCATCCATACTGCTGCTTACCGCCCAACTGTTTGCCAGTTTGCGCGTGCGCTTGTATGGCACGCTTATTTCGCCGCTCTTCATCTTCGCGAAGAACGCCCGCCGAACTCTGTCGTTGGTCTTGATAAGCGGATTAGGCGAGTAGACTTTGCTCGGATACTTCCGCAAATAACGCTGGAGCATTACACCCTGCTGCGCTATCACGGAGCGCACATGGTTGAACTTTGCCAGCGTGTTCAGCTTCGCGACCAACTCGTCCGCCCCTTCAATCGTGATCGAGTAAGCCATCAGACCGCCCCCTCTTTGACGAAATCCCACCCGACTCCGCACCTGCAGCGCGGATGAGCCGGCGGATATTCGCCGTTCGTGATTGGCTTCTCGTTGCGCGGACCGCAGATCGGGCAAACAAGATCATCGTTTGCCGTCATCCAGATCGGCGTCATCTTTAATCCTGATTCGCGCTCCAACTGTTCCACGAAGGCGCGTTCACCCTCCACCACCGCGCGGGTCGTTTCGGTCACGGCAATCATTTCCGCCCTGACCGGAGAGTAGAACATCGCCAGCCGGTCTCTGATCTCGCGGATCGTGAGAGCCTGCTCAAATCCTTCCGCAATGATCTCTCCGACGCCTGGGTAGTGGTTAAACAGATCTGTCGCAGCCTGATGCCGCGCGCTCCAAAGCTGTTTCATCATGTCAAAAGTGTGAGCGCGTGCCCACTCAGACGCGTGGCGGTTCACTTCGTCCACATCCACGCCGATGCCGATGTTTAGCATCAGCTCCGTTGCCTGCGAAACAAAGGCGTCTAACAGGATCGGTTCTACCTCACGCTGAAGCTGCCGCCAGCCGTTTTCCCAATATTCCGGCGGAACGTTCTCAAGACGCGGTGGGTCGCCAAGATGCCCGAGCAGCTTTTCAAGCTCTGCGTTCAGCCCTCTGCCAACGACACGCGCTAACTTGCGTTCGATTTCGTCTCGGTCTGTCATGGGTAATTCCTCCAGGCGATCGCACTCTCAAACACCTGTTTCACGCCGTCAATGGTTTTCACTTCCTCCAGAGCTCCTTCAATCGCGGCTTTTAGGGTCGGTTCGATGACGGAGCTTTCAAATTTACGGATTTCTTTTCCCTCCTTGACGCGCTTCTCTGCCATGCGCTGCCAACGGCGCAACTCCTCAATGTCACTGGACTGTTCGTTGCGTTCGCTAATCTCTGCTTGATGCGAGGCGAGCAGCGCGGATTGCTCGTCGGTCAATTCGTAGCCTGCCAAGTCAAGTGCAAGCTCAATCGGCAAGCCAGACTGCTTGAACTTGCGCAACAGGTCAGCTCTTTCATTCTCATCTTCCTGGAAGATATCCAACTCGTTGAAGCGGAACTCCAACCGCAAACCGTCACGCGCAAGCAGCTGCGCATTCAAAGCGTCTTCGAATATGCGCGCTCGCGGTTTGATCGTGTCTTCGTAAAATGAGAGCCTGTCCTCTTGCGCGGTCGCATAGTTAGCCGCCTCGCTGTCCAACATCGTCTTCCTAATACCGAATGCCAGGGCGACATTGTCTTTTGCGATTGCGCTTAATTCTGGGAATGCCAGGTCTTTCATTGGCGGAGTCAATGTTGTTGGAGTAATAGAACCAGCTCGCACGCCTAACACTCGGAACGCATTGCGAATGGACGTAACCGATCGCCTGAACCAATTCTGAATACGCTCAATCTCGCCTTTATCGTTCGTGTCAATGCCAAGCAGCGTGACAGGCATTGCCCCACCCTCAAAGTACATCTCCGGAAACTTGCTTATCGCGTACAATAACTTCGCGTCAATGTTCGCTGCCTTACCAGCTCCGATGCCCGGATTTGTGTCTTGAGTCGGATCGTACTCACGAACGTAGAACATCTCATACTTGCCAGCCTCGGGTTCGTTAGTCCACGTTGCCCCGCTTGAACTCTGCTTGAATTGATACACGCCTCGATCATATTTCACGCTCATGTCGAACGGATTGCGGTATTTTACGTCCTTGCGATAACCAGACTTGTTCATGACAATTTCGCCGTAAGCCGCACCAGCCAATAAGCTCGACGCCTCCCACTGCCAAAGCAAGTTGCCTAACTTGGTCGGGTATGGCCACTCAACCTCATTCTCTTCGCCATTCATAATTGCAGCGGGCACGCTCGATAATGCATCACAACGCAATTGCACCGCCCGGAACAGCAAAGGCACGTATTTGTAAAGCGAACCAACCGAATCAGGAACGCCGTCCGATGTAAGCAGATCCACCCACCCCGGCACGTTAGTGATTGTCTTATAAGTTTCTGCCATATTCTACCCTGTCCCTAATCCATCCATAAAATAACATTCGACCCCGACAATCCGTTCCATGCGATTGCTAAGCTCATAACCGTGTCATCGTGCATTCCATCCGGCGCGCTGTAACTGAAACTTCCGCTCGCATTGCGCTTGCTCTCAAATGACAGCAGTTCACCGATCAATATAGGATCATTCAATATTCTAATTTGTCCATTCTCAAAAGCTGACTGCAAGCTCTGAATAATTGTCTGCTTCGTTGCGGAAGTCGTTGTAAATGGCACGATATTCAAGCCTCTGCTAACCAGTTCATCAATAACAGGTCTGCCGATCGAGTTGCTTTCTACCACCATCGAGGTCATGTGATAACGGTGGTAAACGCTCTCAAGCCGATCTATCAAAACCGGATAATCCACGCGGTTGAAGCGATCCATAAACACTTGCTCTTTGCTTTCCGCATCCAGCACCGTCACGACCGTAAAATCCACGCTGCTTGCCACATCCACGCCGGCAACGTACTGCCTGCCCGCCTGCGGATCTTGCGGCTCCAGAATGGCAGCCTCTTGCACGCGCCGGAACACGCCGCCTTGATCATCCACGAACTCCGCCAGGTATTCTTGCCGGAAGATGATCTCAGGCAAGTCCCGCTTTGCCGCTTCGATCTCGCCCTTGTCAATGAACGGGTTGGTCGAAGTTGAATAAGTCCACGACTGCCAGCCTTGCTCTCCATTTATGCCGCGTTGATAATTTTCCCAAAACCAGTTACGCCCTTTCGGAGTACTGATAAATAATGCCTTGCCAAGCCGGTCAGATAAAGCTGGTCGGATCGCCTCCGTCCATGCCTCGCGTTGCATAAACGCGCATTCGTCCATAACTACGAAGTCCAGCCCTTCACCGCGCAACGAGTCGGGATTGTCTGCTGATCGTACTGCAACGAAACCTCCGCCTGGAAGCGTAACCATCCTATCCACCAGCCTGACCTCTGCATTCGGTATCTTACGCGTAATTTGCCGCAATGGACGCCAGCCTACTTCGCTCGTTTTGTAACTCGGACTGACCCACCAAGCCCGTCCGCCTTGCGCTGCCACATCCAA